TTGTATCTTGGTCAGCGTCTAAAATTAATTCTTGACCATTCATGTCGAATGAAGTTGCTACAACACCTGCAGTAATAGTTGGAGATCCAGCTAAGTTACCTTCAATGTTTGCAACTAAAGTCGCTACTGAATATCCTGTTCCTGATGTATTTACTGTTGTAGTCGGTTTTGCTTGTGTGTCTTTAAATAACTTAAATTTACCACTATCGTTGGCATCACGAAAAATACCAGCATATAGATCTTGCGATCCTGAAGTGTCATAGTTACCAAAGAAACCAATATCAACTGCATCTGATCCTGTATTGGATCTTGCTAATTCAATTAGTGGATCTTCCACAGTTAAAGTAGCAACATCAGTTTGTACTGTATCACCTTGTACTTCTAAGTTTCCTGTAATTGTTAAGTTACCAGTAAATGTATCATTCTGATCGGATCTTAAAAAAGCTCCCTCACCACCGATCTTTAAAATATTGTCACTGGCATCACGATAGAAAAGAATCTTATTACTTTCCGATATACCTAATTCACCTTGTGCAATATTAGAAGTGGTTGGTGCAGTAGAGCCAGTATTTCTTTTTATCTTAATTGTATTAGCCATACTTTTCCTCCTTAATATGTGCCTGCATCAATGGTAAGTCCATCAGTAGATGTAACACCTTCCCATTGATCATTACTTGAGTTAAATTGTAAAATCATATTAGCCTGTGCTGTAGCAGATATAACTGCTTTGGTCATCAAAGAATCACTACCTGCAGGACCTTGAGTTCCAACAGAAACGATTTGTACAACTCCTGAATCAGAAACTGAAACTGTATTTCTTTGATTTGCCATTAATCTGTTACCTCTGGGTTAATTACGAATTTACCTTGTAATATTCTATCAACAATGCCACCGCTTGTTACTGTTTCAATATCGTAAACAGCAGTAATTGGTGCTGAAAAACTAGTAGTATCAGAGGCACTAATCAATATGTCGATCTCTCCATTGGCATTATTTCCAGCAGAGCCACCGATGGACAATCCACCGCCACTTGCACTGGTCAAACTTTTCATCTTTTATTTTCATTCTAGCGGTATATCCATTTAAATTTACTAATGATCCGTCACTCTCCTTTAGGGTTATTGTTTTCCGAAAAGTAGCACCTTGATCACATAAAAAATGATGAATGCCTGCGCTTGCCATTATAAACTAAATTTACCTTTTTTCTTTTCTTTCTTTTTATCTTCTTTTTTATCTTCTTTTACAATTTTCTTTTCGACAGCCTCTTCTTTTATTTCCATAGCTAAATCACTTGCAACTAAGTTGACAGCGACTTTTTGTTGCCATTCTTGAGACATGTCATACATTTCATCTTTTTTATAAACCATTGAAACAGAGCCTTCAGGATTAGAAGCTCCATTACAACTAATTAACATTTTTATCTTCATAAAATCTCCTTTTATTTAGAGTGGGAGAAAATTCCCCCACCCTAAAATTTTAACAATTAAGAAACTGGATTGCTTCTTGCATGTCCTTTGACTACAGATACACCTAGTGGTGTTGCTGTGCCATGTGTTCCAGAAAAGTTTGCAACTGCTCTGATATATCTCTTACCACCGATATAACCAACAGATGAAACTGCTGGTATCTCTCCGTTGGCATCAAATGTACCGATAGTACCTGAAGAGGCACCGATTACATCTGCTGCAGCAACATCAGTGTAAGTAGAATCGTCATCAGAATGTTCCAATTCTATTTCTATTTTGTTAGTTGTCGATAGAGTTATTCCTTCTGCACCCATGTCGATGATAACAGTAGCAGATTCGAATCCCTGAAGATCCACACCTGTTCCGTTAGCATCAGCATCTCTTGCAGCAGGTGCTAGTGATTGAACAACTCCGATATTATTTTTAAGATCTCTCATTGTTTCCTCCTATGCGCTTACTGTTTGAGTTTTGATTGCTTCAGACAAGATAACTTGACCACCGATTCTCTTTCTAGCGATGTATCTGACATTACCTGAAGTTGCTTGAGTAAATGGATCTCTTAGGATCGCAAGGTTTACTCTGTCAACAATCATGTAACCTCTTCTGAAATCACCGAAAGCGATTGGCTTGTTACCTGCACCGACCGCTGGCATGTCAGTTGCCTGAACATACGGAGCGCCAAGAATGGTAGAAACCATTCCGCCTGATAATTGATTTCCTGCTTGGAAAACATAGTCATTACTAGAAGTTTTTAACTTTCTAATTTCTGCTAATGTTGACCTAGAGAAAATGAATGTACCATTTTGTGCGTACTCAGCTTTTGGCTCATGATATAAAGCGATTAAACCATCAGCAGTTAAAGCTGCTGAAGCACCTGAATTAACTGTGCTTACTCCAGAATTGCTAAGAATTCCTTCTGGTTTACCCACTGCATTACCACTTACAAATGCTGTGCCTTCTGCTTTTGCGAATTGCTCACCGAATTCAGCAGACATTTCTTGCTCAAGATTGAAGACAGAATCTTCTAGCTCTTGCTCAGAGATGTCAACTAAAGCATATAGCTCGTGAGTTGGAACTTCTTTTAGACCAGTCGCATATCCTGTAGTTTCAGAACGAGTTCCTTGCTCTGCTACGAATACAGCAGAAAAAGTTCCTGTTCTTTCAGGAATTTGTATTGATCTATTTGTAGTAGTTCTTACTCGTGCAATGCTTCTTATTGGCGAGATTTCTACGATAGTTTTAGTAAGCTCTCTTACATACTCAGGTGGAGCTAAATATCCACCAGCGGTATCAGTAGATGCCGTTAGAACTTTCAACTCGTTTGGAGATACATTATCTTTTCCTTTTCTCAAATAGTTTTCAAAAGCTGCTTTTTGTTCGTCAACTTTTGTTACTTCGTCCTTTGATGATAAAGGTCTAGACAACATTTTCTCGATACGAGATAGCTTTTCGTCTTGCTCTTGTTGAGCCATAGATTGCTTAGTCATTTCCTGGTTGATTACTTCAATCTTATCGAGATCTTCCTCGATACGACCTAGTTTTTCATCAGTAATAACATCTGCAGATCCTTTGGACTCAATTTGGGCAAGCCTTTGATCGTTAGTCGATTTAAACTCTTCAAAAGTTTTTCCTAGACTATCAATCGCTTCTTTGACTTGATTATTATCAGCCATTGTACCCTCCTTAGTTAAGGTTGTTTGTTGTTAAGACTTTCTTAATATTTTCTATTGATTCTAAAACATCACCAAAGTCCTCAGCAACCTCTCGTTGCTCAAGAACATCTACAACTGCCTTTGCAGCCATTTTTGATTCCATCCGTGACAAATCTCCTACATCCCGCAGTAAATCTTCCCATTCACGAATAGTTCTGTCAGATCCTTTCACTTGATGAACAATAGCTTTATCGTTCATAGGAAAGGTAACAAGGGAAACTTCCATTAGATCCACATCTTTTAAAAATCTTCTACGTCTTCTTTCGTCATAAGATTGAGTTTTTGGATCTGCTTTAAATCCGATTGACATTGCATCAAGTGCGCCCATCTTCATTAGCTCATAAACTTCTTTGCCTTTTTGTGTACCCATAGCTAATTGACCTTTGACATACAAACCTCTTTCGTCTTCCTTCATGCTGCGGAAAACTCCAATAGGCTCATCTGTTCTGTGTTGGTACAATAATTTTACTTTATTATAAGGTCGTCTTCTTAAACTTTTTCTAAATGCTCCGTTTACAACAATGTCATTGCCTTTATCAACATTACCAAATGTAGATGCATATCCTTCAAAGACACCTTCTTCATCTGTTCCTGTTTTTATTTCGCATTCATAAACTTGTCTTTGTCCTTTTTCAGAAATGCTTTGATCAACCCATTCCTTGTCATTGAGTTCATCGTAGTCTGCATAGTCACAAGAACAATCATCACAATCATCTTCGCAATCGGATTTTTTATTTTTAGGCTTTTTACCATACTTGTCATCTGATGTAGCACTTACATATTCATCATGAGTTTTGCACGGCATAAATTTTCCATCTATAGAATGAATTCCTGTGCAACCTATTTCTTTTGCTCTTTTTGCAGCTTCGCCTGGGTTATCAAAAGTATCTTTCGCTACTTCTTCTTTCCTTTTATCTTTATCTTTGTCTTTAGGCTTCTTGTGATATTTTTCATTCATGTTGAGTTCCTCTTTGAATGACATTATGATTTAAATATTAATGATAAGATAATTAAAATTGCTACGATTATAATTATTTTGTTTCTTTTGTTTTCTTGCCATTTGTCTTGAACAAAGTAAACTCCGTCCCAAAACAATTCAGTAATTTTTTCAAACATTTTTAATCTCCAAAATCAGGTTCAGGGACATTTACTACAAATGTACACCTACAATTGACCACCTGTTGTGCTGGCGCTGATGGGTCTCCCGGATATTTTAAAAGTGAACCACCAACTACGAAGTCACCATCTTTAGCAACCTCTTGACCATTTGCAATAGCATGATCATCTCTTGTTCTTGCATCATTAACAGCTACCCATTCTTTAGTAGTGCCAGGAACATTGACGACATCAAGTGTTGTGAAGTTTGCAAAATTTGCAGCTTGATGTGTTTCTGTTCTTGCAATTAATATTGCTCTTGTTATAGAATCGATCTCACTTAGTTCTAATATTCTTCTTGCAGTTTGGTACACATCTTCACCATTCTGCTGTGCCGAATCAATTGCGTTACGAATATTTGCAATTGTCGTAGATGATATATTAGTAACCTTTTCAGCGCCAGAAGTAAATAAAAAGTTTTCGAATTCTCTATCAAAATCATCTTCATATGCTTTTTGCTCTGACTCGATAATTGTTCGTATCATGGCAAATGATCGAGTGGCAAATACATTTGTAACTGTTCTCCAATGACTAAAGATTATATTTCTAAGCCTGGAGTAATGATTTCTTGACTCTAAATCTAAGGCATTGTTGCGTGATATGATAAAATTAGTCGATATTGTCTTGGCAGTTCTCAAAAATTCTTTTTTTAAGTTAGCTGCTAATTTTGTTTCATAATTCCTACGCATGTTGTTTTGAATGCGCCATTCGTTAATCTTTTGTTTTGGACTTTTAAGATTAATCATGAAATTCTCCAGCTCGCTACGCCAGACCTTGCACTAAGTTCTGTCAATCCCCAAACTAGCGCATCGAGCCTATCTGGTGATTGTGATGATATTTCGGGGTTATAACTGCACAATTGGTCTTCTAGGTTGTTAAATCTCTCTATGTGCTTGACTCTGTTTTGCTCGTAAAGAGCTGCGATAGGCTCTGCTCTCACAAATTTACCACGAGTTGCTCTTACTGCTTTATAACTAACATTGGGATCAATGGTTTTGACCACTTTTTGCACTAGATCACCGCCATTGTTGACTTCTGCAATAATTTTATCTGCTTTATAGCTCTCGTAAGCCTCAACACTCTTTTTTGCCCAAGTGTCAGGTGTATATTTCCCTGATAGGTCGTTAAGTATATAAAACTTACCTTTATAATCAGTAGCGCATACTACTATACCTGTTTCGTCTGATGTTTTGTTAGCCGTTACAGCAGGATCTACAGCAACAATAATTCTTTTAAAATCTGGTAGTTTTTCATTATATTTTACCATTGCTTTTTCTATCATTTCTCTATTCCACAAGCTGCCTTCTAGGTCTTCTAAGACTTCTGCATATAGCTCTTGCCGACCCAATCTTGTGCCTTCATATTTTTCTTTTAACTGTTTTAAACTTGAGTCTGCTAAATTATCCTTATTTTCGAAGGTAGAGCCAGATGTCATGAAAACATCGTCTTTTTTTGACAATTCTTTAATTAGTGGTATTGGTTTTGGCGTTGTTGTGACAACTACTCTTGGGTCTTCACCTAGCCTTAATCCGAACATCATTTGATCCCAAGTTTCGCTATACTTCCAAGAACCAAGTTCATCGCACCACACTCTATGATGTTGCGGTCCACGAAGTCTTTCAGGTGTGTCTGAACTAAATGTTTTGTATCTTGATCCATTTTTTAGCTGTAATTCACCTAAAGATCTGTTGTAGTTTGCAATAACATTCTCATTCAGCACTGATAGAAGTCCTGATTCTCCTTCTATGCATGTGTCTCGACCATCGGCAAATGTTGGCGCTACTATTGCCAATCTAGAATCAGGGTTTTTTAAGCCATACCACGCCATATCATGTGCGCCTGTAAGCGTTTTTCCCCATCCCCTCCCTGC